CGTGAAGGTCCTTTGAGGCGTTCCACCATGTCTCAAGAAGCCTCGCCCGTTCGTGAGAACGTGCGCGGGAGCATCACTGGACGCGGATACAACAAAAGCAAATATTTGCTAGTTGTAACTGTAGTGTCTGATAAACCATTGCCAAAAAGTCATGTGCATACTTGTGTGGCAAGTTCTAACAATCAAGCATGTGCAATATATACAGATGCATACACATCAGTGGATGTGTCTTCTATTCAGGAAGGAGGTTCTTTCTGATGAGAGATTGGGATGAAATATTTAATAAACTGGCTGTCGAATTTGATGCCAGATATTTAAAGGATCTGGCGAAGGATATTGAGGAGTCGCAGAAAGAGTCACAGAAAGAAGGAAAGAATACTTCCTCAGAATATAAGGCTCGTCCATATGCGCCGATTTGGTTGTATCGTAAGCGCTTAAAGGATGTTTTAGGTGTTGGCGGTTATCAAATCTTTGTGACTGATCCGAAAATCCATCAGGCACAGGCACATCAGCGTAAGGGAAACTTTACTTTTTATATTTTGACCGTTGAAGTTACCTTACAGCTATTAGAAGACGACCGCACGGTGGCGTTTCAGACAAAGCATCCGGGAATTACAGAGGTCGTGGGACCGACTGCATTGCAGCTTAATTTGGGAAAGGCTAGTTCTGCCGGGCTGAAAGATTGCTGTGAAGAATTTGGTATCGGAGGTGACATTGAGTGGATTTGGAAAAAGTCACATTCAACACAGCAGGCATCTGTAGAAACATCTTTTGCAAGAGAAGCGCAAAGAACAGAATGGCAAAGATCACAGCAGCCTCAGCAGGATAAAAAAGTAGAAACGAAGTCTAACACGAGCGTTTTTAAAGTTAAGCCGAATGGCGCAATGGCAGAAGGAAGGAATGGTTCATACTATGTTCCTGTCAAAACAAATGATGGCAGAGAGCTTACGCTTTGGTTTTATAAGGATCGATACGAAGCTCTTATGCAGGAGCCGTCAAAGTGTACGGCATATGACAGGAGTTGTGTCAACCGCTTCGACGATCTTCGTAAGGTTTGGGCGAAGAGTAAGCAGGAGCTTACCATTGATGCTCAGATTAATGAGGAGAGAGGCTGGCTGTATTTCCATAATCTCGCAGGAAGCAAGTAAGTGATATGTAGTAGCAACTGAGAAAAGGAAGAGGGCAGGAGCAGAGCAATCTGTTTCTGCCTTTTTTGAACTTGAAAATATTGTGATTGTCATGTACAATATACGAAAAGAAGATCTTTTAAAATCTTACAATTGCGAAAGGAGATATTAGTATGATGTATCCATTTATGACTTTGAATGACGGAACAGAAATTGTTCATTCCAATATGCAATCCGATGGTCGCGTGAAGGTATATATCGAA